ATAAAACCTTCGCCGCCCTTGCCCAGTTGCGGCAGCACAGCCCCACGTTTAAACCCCAGCCGCTCCAACCAAGCATGCGACACGGTATGAAACGCCGCGCTGTATGCCTGTATCCGGTGCAGGTGGGTCAATGTTCCCAGCACCTTTTTTGCTTCTCGGGTAATCTCGATGCCGTGGCGGGCGAAAGCATCCGTGCCCACCATCCACGCATTGCCTACCCCCGGCCAGCATTCATACCCCCCGCCCATCGCCACCGGCACGCCGTCCTTGTCCAAGCAGCACCAGCCGCCGCAATACGCGCACTCTTCGGCAAACTCATACCGGTATTCATCACGGCGCATCGCCATAATCTCGCGCACATCATCCTCGCGCATGGTAAAGGCCAGCACGTTCGCCAGCTCCAAAGTCAGCGGCACAATCATACGGCGAAGCCTCCGGCTAATTCGTAGTACAGCGTAACCGAAGCCAGCTCGAACGCCTTATCATCGCGGTTGCTGATGCGGATAGACAGATTGGTCGCCATCACTTCCACCGGCAGCCGTGGCAGCGGGCGGGTGTCGCCGCTTAAATGTATCGGCGGGGTCAGCAAGTCAGGCCGCGCCGGGTCGAAAGCAAACTGCATATCCAAGCTGCCTGCTGCCGCCACATCCACCCCGGAAAACTGTTTCAATACCCCGGGCTTGCGCATATCCAAATAAGGCAACTCGGCCACCACCTCAATCGGCTGGCCGTTGTCGGCGTGGCTGTCCGGGTCGAACACATACAAATCCGCCCCGCTCCTCAAATACAGCTTGGCTTCTTGTTCCGCCACCGCATCCACCGTAAACGGGAAAGTCCACACGCTCCATGCCGAAATCTTGCTGCTGCGGCTGTAGGAATACACATAGGCATAATCGCCCATAAAGCACAGCAGCTGGCCGGTGCCGCGCCAATACACCATCTTCGGCTCAAGCGGGCGTTTCAAATCCTGCTGCACCAGCGCATCAATCGGGCTGCCGATATCGTTGTCCATCAGGTTGGTGGAAAACGCCTGCACCGCCACGCTGCGGAAACCGTTTTGGCTGAGGAAGAAAATATCCGAACCCATGCCAGCATGACTGTAGGCGAATGGCGTACCAATCGGCACAGTAGAAATCAGCTTGTGGTTTTTCGGGTCGGGGTCAACCTGCCAAATCTGCGCCGAATCCTCGAAGAACACCACCAAATTGCCCTGATATTCCCCTAAGGCCACCGGCTTATTGTTCACACTCTGCTGCAAAGCCACCGGCAAAAATCCCGCATCATCCGGCGTACTCCAATCGCGCGCATTGCCCGTGGCGGAAAAACGCACCACGTCGTTTTTAATGGCAAACAGCTTTCCCGCTTTTTTAATCAGGCTGCGTGAATGCGGGCAGTTTGTGTCTTGTATCAGCGTGTCATACTTGCCGTCCAAGTAGTGATGTTCAATCGAGCCGTCCTCGCACTCCACCACCGCATACACAAAGCCGTTGAACACTTCGGCGTGTATCAGCCGCACCATATTCTTGCCATACGGCTCACGGATACGGCTGTTTTTAATCTGCGGGAATTGCGCATGGTCGCCGCCGAACGCGGAAAACGTCCACAACGCATCCACCCCGCCGAACAAACCGAAGCTGCCAGAATTCAGGCTGCCCAGCCGTTTCAAGCCCGGGCGTTTGCGAATAGTGCGCCCCGTGGTTACATAGGCATTTTTCAACATCCTGAGCCGGTTCGCATCTGCCGAACTGGCCAGCTGCCGCACATCCAAACCACCATCGAAGCGGTCAAAAGTAATCGCCGGCATCCTATCCCCTCCAGCCTAATACCCACGCCACTAGCGCGAAGCCGATGGACAAGGCCAGCACCATAAGCGCAATGCTTGCCGCCCAAGCCAATCGCAAAGCCGCCCTGTCTGCCGCTTGTTGGCTAATCTTCCCTTGAATATTCATATTAATATCCAGTTTACTTAGTAAGCCCAACGGGTTAAAATTCATCCACGTTCCACCTTTCCCTAAAAATGGTCGAACCAGAAAGCCGGCAAGGATTCCGCCCCTTGCTGGCTTTTGCTTTGGCTCGTATTACAACAGTTTTTTAATCGGTTACGTTATTTATATCTCGGTGCTATTCAACCAGAAAATTCCGCAGAAACCGCTTGAAGCCTTTCAGGTGTCCGGAAGCGAAATTTTGCTACCTAAAAAATCAGCCCGACTGTAACAAACAATCGGGCAAATCAAGTGTAACCACTAAAAAGGCGGTATTTAAGAAACGTTAAGGCACCAGCTGATGCGGTTTTACCGGCACGGCATACGGGTCATCCAGCACCTTGCGCTCTTCGCCATCCACGCCGAAATTATCCGCCTTGGCTTGGCGCAACATAACTGCATAGCGGTCGGTATAAAGCTGCACGTCCGATTGCCGGTAATGCCCCTTCGCCATCACCAAGGCCAAGGTCAGCAGCAAATCGTCCGGCACGCTGCACCTATCGTTATCCCGCTCGAAGCGTTTCGGCGCGGCATAGTATTCAATCCGAATCGGCACCGGCGCAGTTTCCGGCACCGGTTCAAATTCCAGCTGAATCGTGCCTTCCTCCCGTGCCGTCTGTTCGTAGTAGAGCGGCAAGCCTTTCTCCGGGATTTCGCCCACACGCGGCACACCGGCCGACAGCCGATACCATTCCGCCCCGTCTTGGGCATACACCCCATACAATACGCCCATCGGCGCATCATCCGGCAAATCCAGCACCCGCTGTCCAATGCCTAAATCTTCGGCGTGCTTTTTCAGCAGATAGCGCCAATCCACCTCACGCCATAGCTGCGCCTGCGCCTGTTGCAGAAACTGATTCAAAATCGGAATCTGCAAATCAATCACGCCGGCCTGCGCGCCAAAGCCCAGCGATACCGCCAGGCTTTCACGCAACTGCGCCAACGTTCTAAACTGCTGCCTCATCGCCGCCACCTTCTACCGGTTCGGCTTCAGCCGCTTTTCTGCCGCCGCGCTTGCCGGGCTTCGGTTCGGCTTCCGGCTCAGCTACGCCGCGCTGCATCATTTCAGACAGGCTTAAATCAGACGGATACAGCACATCCACCCAATAAGCATCTTCGGTTTTCAAGCCGTATTTCAGGCGCAGGCGTTCGCGCTCATCTCGCACATCGCCAAATTCCAGCACACCGGCAGGCTCTTCCGAACGCAGGCGCATACCGTCCGCGCCGTGAATCATCGCCATCAGTTCCGCTTCGTGGCGCGGCACACAAGCCGGGATTTCCGTCTCCATACCGCGCACCACCAATACATCAAACATTTTCAACAGCATATTTCATCCTTTGCCGCTTCATTAAAAACAGGCTACCTGAAGCCAAACCAATGGCCGTCAGGTAGCCGCTAGCCACTATTTCAGCGCCAAGACCGCATGCGCAGACGGCATGTTCATGGTCAACGCGCCACGCCACAACAACGCCCAGTAATGGTTGTAGTTGTCTTTGCTGCGCGGCGGATGGCGGGTCACGAAATCGCTACCGCTAATCGGGCGCAGGGCGAGATGGTTCATATTCAGGAAGTAGCAGCGTTTGCTCCAGCTGGTCAGCGTGGTGTCCGCACCGGCAAAGTTGTCATCCCATTCCGGGCAGTATTCAATCGGAATACCCTTCCAATACAGGCCGGAAGTGGACATATCCGCACTTACCCCACCTTTGCCGGCATCGGTAACCTGACGGGAAGCCGCGCCAATCGTTCCGCTGGTTTGTGCCGCTTTGCGGTAGGCATCAATGAAATCGGCACCGGCCAAAATCACATTCGGCATACCTTGCGCACGGCGGATACAAGCACGCCAGGCTTTTTCCATCTGTTCCTGAATAGTGGCCGGCATCAGCGCCTTGTCCACATAATGCCTCCACCAAGTAGCGGTTGCACGGTCAATGCCGCCCGCCTTACCGGTGGCGTTATCCAAAGGCAACAGGCCATCCAAGCCCACAATCTGCTTCGGTGAGCCGGTGCCGGACAAATGCAGGTCGCGGCTGAAGCGCTCCTGTGCGCCCAGCTTCAAGGCTTCCATTTTCTCTTGCAGCAGGTTGGTCAGCTGGATTTTCTCCGCGCCGGAAATATTGCCGCCGTTGCCGGAATCGTCCAGCTTAATACCGTTGGCCACCAGCTCCGCTTCGTTTACCGCCATGCCGTCGTGGAACTCATACCACGGGAAGCGGCTCTGCTCCAGCGTATCGCGCTTGGTGTATTGCAGCGTATCGCCGGAATCAAACCATTGCCCCGCGCTGCCGTAGTTCTTGCGGATTTGTTCCACAATATGCTCTTTCGCACCGGCAAACGGTTTTTTCTTGGCAGACAAATGTTTCAGCAGCGGGCGCTGCATATCCACCATATCAATCGGGTTATTTTTCAAGTAAAAATCCAAACCGGCCTTACCCACTTGAGCCAGTTCGGCAGCAGTAATAGACATCGCCAATCTCCATAAAACAATCAAAAAGCCGACTGCCCTTGCAGATGCGAACCTGCTACGCCATCACACGCGGCGAACCGTGCTTACGCCTATAGTCGGATAGCCTAATTATCCCCAAGTTTTAATCGGTTACTTCAGCCAGGCAAAACAAAAGCAGCCCGAATGCAACTAAAGCACTCGGGCTGGAATTCTGTTTCTTTTACCCACGGCAAAACCCCCGCATGGGTAACGATTGGATAATACGCCGCTGATAACCGAAATGCAAGTGTTTTTTATATCGTTGGCATATGGGATTTAACTAACAAAACAAAAGCAGCCCGCAGGCTGCTTGAGGTAGGAGGCGATTAGAATAATTGAGGCTGAGGCGGTTCTGGCAAAGGTAAGTCTTGAATATCGATTGCCCTAATATTGCCAAACGCAGCAGCCGCGCTGAGCAGCTGCTTATCATGCGAGATGATTTGGCTGGCCTGATTGCTTAAGGCGATAGCCAAGATTTGGCGGTCTATTTTGATTTTCTGCCGTTCTGTTTTGCCCAGCTCGTTAGGATTGCTGCTCAGGTGGTCGGACACCACGGCGCAAACGGTAGCGCTTTTCAAATCAAACGGCAGCAATTTGAACACCCGGTTTTTGCGGTTGAAGAGGTTGAGAAAATTTTGCCTCCCTTCCGCAGTCGGCTCCCCAATCAGAAACTCAGCCAACACCGGCGCGGGGATACCTAAAACCTGACTGCTGTTTTTGGCCGTATCGAATAAATGTGCCATTCGGTCATGCAGCTGCTCTTGGTCGTGGCTCGGGCGATATAGAAAAACCAAGGCATTGGTGTCCAAAACTATCATCAGTCGGCTCCCCTGATTTC